ACGGGAGAAGCTCGTTGAGGAGGGACAGAAGCTTGTAGGTCAACTTGCCAGAAAAGAGGAGAAGAGATGAAGGTTACATTGCTGACAATGACAGAGAATGCAGAGGCACTGATCGCCATGGCGGCCAGGGTTTCCAGGCGCGGCGATCACAAACTTACTACTACAGACGAGGACCGGCTTCTGATCGGTCGTTTGATCCGAGACGGACACGAGTCTGTCCTGGAGCACGCTTCGGCCGCGTTCCTGATTGAGGGGATTAGCCGTTGCTGCCTGGCGCAGCTGACACGGCACCGGCTGGCGAGCTTCACTGTCGAGACACAGCGCCTGGATCGTATCGGTGGCTACCCGGCCCGGGACTTTGTGCACCCAAGGTCTGTGGAGAAGTGCGGCGCCATGATCAAGGCGGACGAGGCGGCTTGCGCGTGCATCGCTGCGTACGACGCGCTGATCAAGGAGGGCGTCCCGGCGGAGGATGCACGGTACTACCTACCACAGGGAGTGACCACACGGCTCGTGATGACCGCCAACTTCCGCGAGTGGCGTCACATCATCCGACTGCGGACGGCTCCAGACGCGCAATGGGAGATCCGCGAAGTTGCCGATAGAATCCGCGAAACACTGAACGTGTACGCGCCGAGCGTCTTCAAGGAGGAATGACCAATGAGTAAAACTTTGGCAGAGAAGGTGTATGCGCGGGTAATGGTTGCTCTGGCTGATCCAATAAGGGAGGAGATCCTGCGTCTGCTTTTGGGCAAGAGCGATGGCCTGCCATTCACAGAGATCGGAATCACCCTCGAAATCAAGAGCGGTGCCGTTCTCTACCGCCATCTAAATGCTCTCCAGCGAGCCTGTCTCGTCGAACGAACATCCGTTCTTGGCGATCTCGGGTTATGCGCAGATCCATGTTACGATATAACGGCGATCGGACGCGCTATCATTCCAAGCGTTCCCGATGCCGTTCGTACAGCAATCTCTGAAGCTCTGGCTTCAAAAAGCATTCCTGAATATTATCCTGGAGAAAATGGACCGCTCGGGTCATTCTCATTATGAGGCACACTGTGAACGATTGGAAGGAGGCACGGCATGGGGCTATCTGACAGCGTACGTCAGGCAGTGTTAGAGAGAGACCAGCGACTATGCCAGTTATTCCACAAGCGGCCAACGCCGGCTACCGAGGTCGCTCACGTGTACCACCAGGGCTCGGGCGGAGATTCCTCCGAGAGCGCGGTGAATCAACCGGACAACCTTATATCCGTATGCACCGAGTGCCACAGGAAGCTGCACGGGCCAGGAATACCGTGGCAGATTGTGCACTGGGACCCTGCGAGGAACGAGCTGGAAGTCATTGATCCGGAGGGCAGACCTGTAGACCATGAGCAGCTATGGTTCTATCGGGCCCCGCAGGTCAGGGCGGCGATTGAATGCCTGGCGCGCGCGGCGGACGCCGTCCGCACCATGCGCCGGGCGAACTGGGAACTGGCGGAGTGCGCGACGTATCTATCTAATGACCTGTGGCAACTCATCCCAGACAGCGACGCGTCCAGCCTGTTCGACCTGGCCAGCGATCATCTTGGTCTAACCGCATCCGAAGTGCGGCAACTGATCCGCGTCTACAAGTGGGCGCAGGAATGCGAGCTGTTAGATCATCTTGCCGAGGTTTCTCCTGAGGTGGCGGATGTTATTCGGCGGATGGATTTGGATGGTTCGCTCGCGCGGCTAGCAGGAACCCTGCCGACACGCCAGCTGTGGGACGAGATTGACAAGCGGCGCCAGTGGCACAAGAGGCTCCGGACATTCGTGATAACATCAGGGCCCGTCCGGATAGTCAAGGCGCGGTCGGCGGATGATGTAGAATGGCAAGACGGTGAGAAGATCATCAGAGGCTCCCTCCTAACCGGCGGGGAGGACGTCAAAGCTGAGGATTCGTGACACCACAGGGGGTGACAGATGGACGATAGGGAATTGCGGATCAGAGCAATGACCGCTCCGAAAGAGGACAATGACGGTCGCGGTCCAAGTCCACGCCTACATGCCCTGATCCAGGAGGTGGACAGCCTGGAAGAAGATCCAACCCCGGAGCAGATCCGCGAGCTGGCGTACAGGTACTACGAAACCCCAGAGGTCGTTGAGATGATTGTCGAGGCGCGCAGCGCAAGGGAGAAGGGGAAGGTGCGGCCAGAGGTCCACAAGTCTAGCTGGGGGGTATGGCTACCCGAGGAGCTTGACCTGTTACGGAGCATGTTCAACGAGCACAAGGGGGAGTCCTTGCGCGACCTAGATGTCGAGATCGCCGACGCGCTGAACGCGTTGCCGGCGAACAAGAAGCGCGGGATTCATAGGACGCCGAGCGCTGTGCAGAAGAGGAGGAAGATGATGGGCTTGACGGTTGTCAGTGGCCTGACTGGAATTATCGGGGAGATTGAGGCGCAGCTGGAGGCGGAGCGGAAGGAACGCATCCGACTAGAGAATGCACTCCGTGAGATCTGCAGGATAACGCAGTCTGAATGCGGTGGTTCTACCAACGTCACGCACGTCTTTGAGGATAAGGACCTGCCGAAGATGATCAATATCTTTGTGAAGGAGGTCCTGGAAGATGGATTATCATTCACCGAACGGATAGAATGCAGCTGACACAGGAGGCCAAGGTGAGGATCATTGATTCGCTGAAAGGGTTGGCCGTACCGATTGATTCGCTGAAACCGGACCCGCGCAATGCGCGGTTGCATCCTGAACGAAACCTGGAGGCATTGCGCACTTCTCTGAGGTACTACGGCCAGCGGAAGCCGATTGTCGTTCGGAAGAATGACAGCCGGATCATCGCGGGCAACGGGCTGTGGCAGGCGGCGAAGGACCTGGGCTGGACAGAGATAGCCGCGGTCTTCGTGGATGATGACGACGCCGCTGCTACCGGATACGCCCTGATGGACAATCAGAGCGCGATCTTGGCAGAATGGGACTTCGATCGGCTTGGTGAGCTTGTGACAGAGCTGAAGGATATGGACTTTGATTTGGATCTGACAGGATTCTCTGCCGATCAACTCCATATCCTATCCGCATCTTGGGAAGGTCCTAGTGCTCCGACTGGAGCCGAGCCGGACGAGGACATCATCGGCAACGTCTAGCAGAGATACATCGTTTGGCTATCGTTCAGCACGAGGGAGGCGGCAGAGGAGTGGTTGGCCGAACAGGGGATTGAGCGCCGATTCACGGGCCGGTCTACACAGATTGCGGTAGACATGGGATGATCCACGTTGTAATCGGGCAGAGCGGTTCCGGGAAGACCACCTACGTCCGCCAGCGGTGGTTGCGCGGCGCGACCGAGGTGCTCTACGCCTATCCTGTGCCCGTTACAAAGTGCTGCGAAGCGTATCTGATCGGCATCTATGACGACCAGCGGCGCGAGCTTGGCACAGACAAGCTTCCGTACAATGCTCTACCGCGCATCATCTCTACGGTTGACATGCTGGCCGGGTCAGAGCTTGTCATGGAAGGCGACCGCATAAACAACCGGCGCATGTTCGATCATCTTGTCATGCGGCGGTATCCGTTCGGTCTAATCCTGTGCAGGTGTCCGATAGATGTATCTATGGCGCGACTGGGGGCATCCGGGTCCATGATAACGCGGCGTTTCGTTCAGGCCACAGCTACAAAGTCCAGGAACAACTTCCTGGCCTACAGCGCGCGCGCAGCCTATGCTGAGGTGGTGGAAACGGCATGATAGATGCGCGCGTTCAGAGGTGGGAGGGGTATAAGCTGTTTCACGTCGCGGCGATGAAGTCTGGAGACTGCGACCCGCAGTACCCCGTTCTTTGCTACGTTGCAGATAAAACCGGCATGAGCGATGAGCAGCGATTCTGGCTGGCCTACTTGTTCTCCCTGTGTTACTGCGCGCCGACAGCGCTGTACATGTTCACGGAGTTCCCTGATTACGAGAACGTTGATATGGAACGCGTGGAGGCTTGGTGGCGCGCTAACAAGAAGAGGTTGTTATTCCAGACAGATCGCATACGAGTAAGGAATTTTGATTGTGTGGTACCCAGCATGGCCTCCTACCGGCATATTATGGGAGAGAGTCAAGTCGAGGCGTGGAGCGAGCTGATTGTTCCAGGAGATCCCAAGGAAACTTACCGGCGTGCGCTCAAGAGGCTCAAGGGACTGTACTATTATGGGCGGTTCTCGCTATTCCTGCTCACAGAAGGCGTGCACTACTTGACAGGATTCCCGATGGCACCCGATAGGCTGGAACTGCGCGAAGCCGAATCATGTCGGAACGGAGTATGTTATGCTGTCGGGTTTGACGACTGGGTGCGCCGTCCCGTCCCGGCTGGAGGCTGGGATGTTCTCGAACGCGCAGTACAGCGGCTGGAGCTAGAGCTTGTATCCGAGTGGCCGGATCTGCCGATCAATCTGTGGAACATAGAGACAACGTTGTGCGCGTGGAAGAAGCTATTCTGGAGGACACGCTACTTCGGGTATTACATAGATCGGCAGCAAGAAGAGATCATGTACATGCAGCGCACGTTTCCTAACGGCTTTCCGTGGAATGTCCTGTGGGAGGCCAGGCGGGAATGTTTCCGGCCAGAATTGCTTGGAGAAGTTAGCGGATGGGATGGTATACGGAACGACCAGCTGGACGTCTTCCTGAAGACCGGGAGAATTGGCAACGGGATGGAGCACTTGGCCAAGTACCGCGAGTATGTGCGCAAGTGGGGTGGAACTTGATCGCTCCGAGATTCGCGCCTGACCCGACTGACCCATCAATTGTTGCCATTTGCCGGGCCTGTGGCAATGATGGGGCGCGGTTTCTGTCATGGCTCAGGAAGCTTGAGTACGTTTCAAGGTTTCGACCCGGTTCCTACCTGGCATACGCTTGGGGAGATCAAGGGTTCTATGCAGGCACATGGAACAAAGATGGCTTTCGGCTGGCCGCGATCGCCGTAGTCCCTGGGGCGCGATGCCAAGGACTTGGAACAACCATGCTCAGGCACCTTCTATTTTCAATGCAGAACGCGGGGCGGAGGCGGCTTACATTCCGCTGTGCGGCTGGATCTCCTGCTGAGCAATGGTGGCTGAAGCGCGGGGCGCGTCCAATCGGGCGCAAAGGATCCGATGTCGAGATGGAGATCATCGCATGATAACAGACTACAACTCGCCGCGGTGGACTGCCGAGATTCTAGACTGCTCCATGCCAATGTCATTGGACACCTATTCCGTGTGCGCGTACGGATGTCTCTACTGTTTCGCATGGTTCCAGAAGTCGCACAGTCAGCACGGGTACCTAGAGCGTTATGTGCGCTCGGTTGATCCCGAGCGCGTGGTCGGTCTATTCCAGAACGCGCTACTGGGGCAAGATGGGGCCCTCCCGAAGAATTTGGCACAGTTCTGTCCGTACATACGCAATCGCTATGTCATGCAGTGGGGCGGGCTTGCGGACCCGCTGGACAATTATGAGAAGCAGCATGGCATCACGCTCATTCTCCTGAAGTTCTTCGATTCTATAGACTACCCACTGTCCATCAGCACCAAGGGGACATGGTGGACACAGGATGACCGATATATGTCCCTGATGGCGAAGCACACTCATAACTGGCATGTCAAGGTCAGCATCGTTTGCCAGGATGCTTCCAAGGCCCGTGTAATAGAAGGCGGAGTTCCGGCTCCAGAAGAGAGGCTTGAGGCCATCCGACGTCTGGCTAAGGTTGGAATAACCGTGACGTTGCGGTTACGTCCCTACATCATCGGAGCGAGCGAGGACTGGCCGTATCTGATTAGCAGTGCCGCCGAGGCCGGTGCGAATTCCGTTACCACAGAATTCCTGTGTCTTGAGGCGCGGGCGGATCAGCGCACGCGCAAGAGGTATGAGGCCATCAGTCGCGTGGTCGGCTATGACCTGTACAGATTCTATTTGGACCGTTCGCCGCAGCATGGATATAAGAGGTTAGCCCCAGAGCTGAAGCGTCCAATCTTTGAACGGATGGCATCACATGCGCACAAGCTCGGGATGCGGTTCCACGTATCCGATGCTGCTGGGCGCGACTTCAACGATTACCCCAACTGCTGTGGAGTGCCGCCAGAATGGCATTCCCAAACATCTCACTTCGGTGGCGCGATCTACATGGCCAAGCAGAATGGACAAGTGACGTTCCAGCAGATAGAATCAGGGCTGCACGAATTGTTTGACGGACTTCCATTTAGCGCAGCCACAGGATATAACATAGGTACTACGCGGGCGCGAGCGCAGACGATGGGTCTTTCCACCGTTGGATGGTTCCGTAACAAGTGGAACGATACACAATCTGGTACTGGATTGACGCGCGGGTATGGCGGCGTCCTCGTTCCTGATGGAGTGGACGAGCGCGGAGACATCGTGTTCCGCTATAATGGGGTGTCATGAAGATCAGTCCGGCGCTCCTGGAAGCTATCCGCACAGAATACATCACGGGCCCCGATCGGCCATCACTGGATGCGTTGGCCAAGAAGTACGGTGTCGGCAGCCGCACACTGAAAGCGCTGTCCTCGCGTGACGGCTGGGTAAGTCTGAGGGATGCGTATTCCCAGCAGATTGCAGAAGCGTCCGCGCGCGCAGCACACGCGTCAGCTACGGCGGCAGTGGCAGGGAGCGTAGATGCGAGAGACAGGTCGGCGGAGATCCTGCGGTTTGTGCGGGACGGGCTGACCCAGGCCTTGCGGGAGACGATCAAGCGGCTTGTGACGTCACGCGGCATGAGCGAGAAGGAAGTCGCGGAGGTTATGGCGCGATGGGAGGACATGGCGGCCAAGGACATGATGAGGTTCCTTGCGCAAGGACCCCAAGCCTTGGCAGCCGTAGTGAAGGCACTGGAGCTTGTGGAGGGACGTCCAACGGAGCGGCACGACGTCAAATTGCCGGCGGTTCCGATGAGCGAAGAGGACGAGG